TGAAAGAACATCGTGTGGTGTTCCCTATAATGCAGGGCAATGCCATGATAGATGCCACTGGTAGATCGCTAGGTAAACGAATACCCAAGTGGAAAAGATATGGAAAAAGCAGCTTGCCATATGTCTGTGGACATGGTACAACTGCTGTAGTTGTTGAGGACTGTGTGAGTGCAGCCATCGTAGGTACTGATGGATTTGTCGGGGTCGCAGTGTTGGGTACATCATTATCCGATGGGCATAAGAAGTACTTATCACAGTTCTCAACAGCAATTGTAGCTCTTGACCCTGACGCACTGCCCAAGACGCTACAGTTCGCAAAAGAATTACGAGGGCTAGTACCAAAGGTAACTGTGCTACGCCTTGAAGATGACCTGAAATACAGAAACCAAACCGACTTAGATAAACTAACAACACTAGGAGACACATAATGGAATTATCATTAGTACGCAGCTTGATGGACAAAGAGTTCTACGATGAGCATCGTGGTGCTAAATGCCCAGACAGGTTGTTCAGCACAGATGTGCGTAAGATCAAACAGGCAGTAGATACAGCTATGGATCGCTACTCACGTACAGTTACACCTGACGAGATAGAAGCACTGTTCATGGCAAACAATCCGACACTGACTACCGCACAGAAGCAAGCCTACAGTCACCTGTTCCACAAGATCAAGAAAGAATCCCCAATGGGTAGTGACGTGGCACAGGAAGTATTGTCCAAGTTGTTTCAACAAGTGGTGGGTGAGGACATTGCCAACCTTGGCTTTGATTATGTCAATGGCAGCAAGTCTAGCCTTGAACCACTACGTAACTTGATGGAGCAATACGGTGATGACTTCACGCCTAACCTGAATGTAGAGTGGGAAGACATTAGCCTAGATACCATCCTGTCAATGACAGATTTGGAGTCACAATGGACGTTCAACATTCCTACCCTGACACGTAAGGTAGAGGGCATCAATGCAGGGCATTTGATTGAGGTAGGGGCGAGGCCGAACACTGGTAAGACCTCATTCCACGCCTCTCTGGTTGCCTCTCCGCAAGGGTTTGCTTGGCAAGGTGCTAAGTGTATCATTTTATGTAACGAAGAAGGCTATCACAGGGTGGCTCACAGGTACATTACAGCAGCTACAGGCATGGACAAGTACGAGATTAGTAAGAACAAACACAAGGCTATGGAAGTGTTCGATCAGATACGTAAGAACGTCATGTTCAAGGATGCTACAGGTCGTGACATGAACTGGGTTGAGTCCGTGTGTAAGTCATACAAGCCTGACATTGTGATACTGGACATGGGTGACAAGTTCGCCAAGATGGGTGGCTTTGCACGTCCTGACGAGGCACTCAAGGCTAACGCTGTACATGCAAGACAGATTGCCAAGCAGCATGAGTGTGCTATCTTCTACATGTCTCAGCTATCAGCAGAGGCAGAGGGTAAGGTGGTACTCAACCAAGCCATGATGGAAGGATCACGTACAGGTAAGGCAGCAGAAGCTGACCTGATGATTATGATTTCCAAGAACCCTACAGTCGAAGGGCAAGAGGAAGAAGATAACCAACGCCACATCAATGTTGTAAAGAACAAGTTGTCTGGTTGGCATGGTATTGTACACACTGATCTTGAGTACAAGATCGCAAGATATGTAGCGTAAGTAGAGGAGATAGATTATGTTTGATGTTGAATATAATGATGGTAGATATGAATACATTGATAACTCAGGGCAGCAAAGAAAGTATCCCTCATTTGATGAGCTAGATAAATGTTGTAAGCATTGTGGTGAAAGGCTAGGAGAACACAATCTTGTGTTGGGTAATCTAAGAAAGAACATATACATTTGCAGAACGTGTGATACAAACAGAAAGAAAGCACGTGAACACAGACAGCTAGTATCTACAAGACAAGAGGTTCGTAAGTCTGAGCCTGAGATAAAAACTGGTTATGTTTACGTGTTTAGCATTCCTGCATACCAAGGTTACGTTAAGATAGGTATGAGCATTGATGTGGACAAACGAAAGACAGGCGCAAACACATGGACACCTTTCAAAGATGTAGTTGAACATGGAAAGATATACAGTGAGGACAAGAGAAAGCTTGAAGACAGAGTGCATCATTCTCTAAGAGAACATGTAGCTGCATCCAAAGAATGGTTCAAGGTAACGCCAGAACTAGCTCTTAAAACTATACGAGATTGTGAGTACCTATGAACTGGGTAATACTTGTTACCGTAACTATGGGTGATCCATTCCTTATACCATACAAAACATTTGAGTATGAGAATGC